GTTATCGTACTAATCATCTATAAGCACCTTCTTCCTTTCTGTAGAGAAGGTAATATCACAATACCAACAATCGTTATTATACCATACATCAGGAGAACCCCATATATCTTTAAGGTTGATTGTTTGTATTAACTTACTAACAACTTTAGTTAAGCAAGGCAAAAAGACTACTTTTCTGGTTTCAGTGACAAATTTTGTTTTCATTATGGTGTCGGGACTATGTACCCTGCGGCGGCACCAGCACCCGAAGCCTCCCTATTTAATTCGATTTGTAAAACTAACACACTTATCATTGTGGCAAAATTTGCATATCTATAACCTGCCGCCACAGAATCTATTGCTAAAACCCAAGCCGCTGTCCCCCCTGATTCGCCCTGCAAAGTACCTATATCAATAAGAGCTTGAACCAAATCGACTACATTGGCAGAAGGTAACAGTCCTTTTGCTTGATTAGCTAANATCCCCTGCCTTGGGGGCTGCAGAAAGAGCGACTATTCCTGAAGCTGGTGTTTCGGTATAGTCTGTGCCTAATTTTAATCTTAATCCGTTCAAAAATACAGCACTGGTTCCTGCTAAGAAAGTTGTTATCAGTGTGGTGCTGGTGTAGTCCTTAAAAGTGAAATCAGTAATGATCCCGTCAGGCACTTCTACTATTACACAGTTATCAAATTCTTGACCCATACTTGTCCCGACCAAGTCCACTCTGTCATCTAACCTACCACTTAAAACAGTTGAAGTAGACTTTGAACGATTTTCAGCTCCTGAAATAACTGTATCTAAAGTTTTAAGCACGGTAGCGTATTGCATACCAACTCTTTTAATCCTTACGATTGCAATTTCACCTATTTTACCAGCTTTGTCAGTGGTAAATTGTTCTCCAGAAGGTAATTGAACCATCCTTGCTTGTACGAAAATGGCGTCTATTGTGTTATCTGTTATTTCGTTCATAGCCCACCACATTCATAAAATTATTTTTAATATGTATATTTCTTACTCGGATTTCTTTAACTTCATCAGTTGAGGTATTTTTGAGAGCAATTACATCATTTAAGCGAATATTCTGCACAGGAACTTTAAATTCATAGGTGTATTCATAACATTGGCTTTCGAGTAGAAAATCAGCCATTTTGATCACGTCTTCTTTATTGGATATTGCTAAACATCTGTAATCCGGAACCGGTAATTCTCCGAACTCTGCAATATGATCATCGAAATAAGAAGTATAGGAAAAGTCAACATTCCCTATCGTCCCGACTACAGTTGCCATATTATTCATTGAAGTAGTTTTTCGATTAACTGTCCAAGTATCAATATTAATTTGATATTGTATTTCAGTAGGAATATTACGAAGATAAAACGACCCGTCAAAGTAATCTAAATCCCAGCACATATCATAACATAAAGAGTACACTGCTTCGGCTCTGCTTTGTGAACGTCTAAAGACTATTGGCATACCAAAGTTCCCACCGGTAGCGTCTATGTCTATGATTTGTTCTGTTAAGTAAACCACTGAATCTATAATTGAACTTCCTTGAGTAAAATATTTGTTATATCTTAAATAAGGATTGTGATGAAACCCTGTAATGTCTTCTAAGAATACCCTTGAATAGTTTCCATCGTTTACTATTCCTTTAATCGTGAAGGTCTTTTCATACCCTGACCAATCTAAAACTATCTTGTCACCGTCTTCAAGTCCGGTTCGAGTCACTAACATGCCGGTGAATCTTGGCAAAGTATCAAATCCTGTCAAATCTAAATCAATGGCAGGGATTAAAGACTTAACTTCGTATCTGACTACATATCCGGTCATACTCGCACCGCCGTCATAAATACATCATATAACTGTTTGTTTTTACTGTGTTTTCCCACGCAAGAAAGAAATTTGATTCCTAAAGAATAAATCCCAAATTTGAAATAATACAAAATATCTTCGAAGGTTTCTCTGAAAATTATATAATCTGCTGTTTCCATTTCCATTTCAATAGTAATGTCATCCCGTTGTTCATTGATTTCTATTTCTTCATAAACTCGTAGCCAATTAGCACTTGTTGAAGGTGAAACCGTCATTCCAACTTCTTTTTTAAGCCACATATCCAAACTTTGTGAACAAAGAGCGTAGTGATTCGGATTTCCCCATTCATAAATTGTAGTATTTAATGTCACTGGTAAACTCTCAGCCATGTTATCATAATAGACAACTTTATATTCGTGAACCAAACCTAAAGCACAATCAATATCTTTGTACGTAAGTCCAGTTCCTTCAATTAAGAGAATGTTGTCTCGGTAAATATTACAGATTTTATTCATTGTTATCGTAGTGGATCCTTTTCCTAACGCATAACTCGCCAAAGGAGCCGCAGGGAGAGCAAAAGTGAAAATCTTTACTCCTGTTTTAGAACCAACCCTGTCGTATTCATTTAAGATTTCAACCGTGTAGTCATAAGTATCGGCAGTTAATTGACCGGTAAATTCTAAGGGTCTGAACCGAACAGTAAACTCATCTAAATAATTATAGGGATCAAGAGTAATTGAATAGGCTTTAGTCACTCCTAATTGTTTGAAATAAATACTAATTTTTTTTGCTAAGGAGTCATACATCGAAGCATTTATTACAATTTCAGGGAATTGTTCATCTGAAATCGTTACTGAGTTAATTAAAGGCACCTCTCGTGTCGTAAAATGTTTTTTAGGTGATTTATTACCTACCCTACCACAAACGTCCGTATAAAACGCTTTAAAGTAGTATTCTGTATCCCAAGCCAAAGCGTCTGTTGTTTGAATCTCATAATACCACTTATCTGCAAGAATAGTTCTTGAAAACAAAAGTACATCAGTTAAGGAATCGTAAACCTCAACTGTTTTGGAATACACCGAAAACTCTTTATTAGTGGCGAAATATAATCTAAATCCTGAAAGGAACCATTGATTTTTATAATCTTTTCCTGTGTAGAACGGAACCGGAGGAGGGGATTGAAGGTCTAACTCAGCGTGTTTTAAAGTATAAGTCTGGGTTGAAACTCCTAAAGGATCATTCCAGCGTCCGGCATAGTCCGAGAAAGTGTAATCTATTTTACAATCTTGGTTTTGTAAAGCCACTGAGAAGAAATTCCCATACGCTAAAACTCTGGGAGCGATTAAACCCATATAATCTGAATAAATTCCATACCCTCTCATAACAGTGTAGTATAATGCCCCTGTGCCTTCCCAAACATCATCAGTTGAGTGTTGCATCCAGAAGCACGTAGTTCGGTTTTGTTGAGCACCGTTGTAAATAAATGTCCCTTCATAGCGATCTGCCCATTCCATCTTTTCAAAAGTAGTGTAAATATACCAATCGTTGTAATTTGTAGGGCTTTGTTGAAACCATGCACACTTACTCACCAAATCTACATAATCCGAACCAGTGAAAAATGTTTCATAATTAGGCGTAGCAGGGACGAGACTTATTTCTTTAAATGAATAATAACAAATAGCCAAATAAAGTTCATCTCTATCATCATGCACCCACCCGACTAAACGTAATCTTTTGTATAAATTAAAAGTATTGTTTTGTACTTCACCCCAATTGATTCCTGGCAAAAAGATATACTCAGCAAAGAATTGATAAGTGTCACAATCAAACCCAATTAAATAATATTCCAATTCGTAAGGAGCTTCTGATGAATTGTTTGGGTCTAATCCTACAAAAGCTGTATAGATTAAATTCTTTTGAGAGTCAAAGAAAGGATACCGAAACGTTGGTACGATTTGACCTTGATAATTCTCTAACCCGACTATTCCACTGGGAACCTCGTAAAGAGTATTTAAATCAAAATCATATACATAAGAATAATTGCCATAATCCCATAAATACCCTCCACCGCCACTTAAAAGAATAATCCCTGAGCCGGTAAAGTCAAAAGCCCATTGAGGAACCAAATAAGCCGCTCCACCACCTGGGTCAACATAAGGTATTTGCTTTGGGTCAATTCCACTTGAAGAGAATTTAATACACCATGTTTCGAGAGCTGGTGCGTCATTGTAAACTGCAAAAATACAAAAAGCATCATCCCCTTGAGCCAAACCTACGTGATAGTGATGAAATACATCTGCCCCATGTCCTGGGACAGTGATTTGTTTCTTAACAGTGAAATTATCGGAAGAATCTTTATAAGAGAGTTCATTTCCATAAGGAGTATCGCCCCAATCAGAAGTATCGGAATAAAATACATACGTCACCCCATCAGCAACACCAATATTATGGTAGAAGTTTCCATAATTCCCGATCTGAGTGGCTATGGTTGTCATAGAGTTACTTTCTCCATTTGCATACTAACACCTTCTAATTGTTCTCCTCTATGATAATTAGCTGAGAATCCTGTTAAGACTACCGGAACGGAATAAGTTGAATATTTCAAATAAAACTGTATTCCGCAGTAAGAGGTTTCAATTAAAATTCTATTCGCTCTGGTAAAGAGTCCTACAATATTACAGCTCCCTTGACGAAAGTCTACAAAGATTGAATCACTGATACGGTCATATTTAACTGAATCATTGTGAGTTAAAGTATCTCCTTGATGTACAGCAAACAAAGCACTCACTGGTACAGAACAAAGAGCGAAATAAGCTGTAGTTAAAGTCTTTACAACAGAAACTCCAGCCGCTACGCATCCAGGACTCCCGACAGGGTCATATCCGCAAACTAAGTACGTATGAGCTGTATTAAGTGAACAATCATAGTCAGTTAAGTTGTAAGTAGCTCCACACACGCCTAAATAAACATTATCTCTGTAAACGTAGCCTCTATTGGTGTTCCAAGCTAAAGTACAAGTTCCGTTTAAGTTATCGGTCGCTGTAAGAGCAGTCACTACCGCAGGAGCCGCAAAGTTAGTTAATTTAGCTTCTGTATCGTTGGCAGTTTTACCATAATCATTCGTGACGATTACTTTGTAAGTGTAAGTAGTGGCATTAGCTAATAATTTAGTGTATAAATCAGGCTGAATGGTGTATTCAAATACTCCTGTTCCATCAGTGTAGTTATAAGGGTCAGGAATAACAATAGTATGAAATAGAGCTGGTGCGGCGGTGTAAATCTCTATAGTGATGTCTGTTATAAGTGAATCATACGAATCCACTGTAAAATTAATAGTAGGGAATTGAGTAGCAGATACTGTGTTAATAGTCACTGAAGGAGCAGTCCGGATAGTGAAAGTCTTCAATTCTGACCACACACCCCAATTATTACAAGTGTCCTGATAACGTATTTTATAAGTATATACCCCAGCCGCCAAAGCATCAGCCGCTATGATTTCAATATACCTTGTCGTGTTGGTTACAGTTCTATTGACTACTAACGCACCACCACTATAAATACTGATTTCTTTAGCTTTTAAATCAAAATAACCTGTATATCCACAGTAGAGGTTGAATCCATAAGTTTCCCAGAAGGTTCTCTCAGTTAAGTAAGTAGGCTTTGGAGGGCTTCCTTTAGTGTTGAGTTCGTTAATAACTAAATTCCACTTAGGAACGTGTTCTCCACCAAAAGTTTCCCATCCTATAAATTGAGAATAACAAACAATTGTTTTACAAGTCCAAGGAAGTCGGTTCGTGCAAACATATTGTCCTGAGGTGAGAGCGGTTACACGGGTAAAGTTTCCTTCTTTATTAGTCATTGATCCTATGTAACCATAGTGAGAAGTTTCAGTATAAACTGCGGTATCCCCAGGATAAAACGGATAACTTGGTTTTGTAGCTCCTTCAATGAAGAAAGCACTTGAGATTTCATCCTGTAATGCACTCGCTAAGACTATTCCCTGATAATTTCCAGTGGGTTGATAATAGTCATTTTGATGAAGTTTAGACCAAGAGTTTTTACCCCATTCTAAATAAATCCAATAACTGACTTGTCGTAGATCATTGAATAAATACCAAACCGTTATAGGGTATTCATCATCTATATCACCTGAAGAAGTTCCTTCAAAAGTATACGTCCCTAAACAGAATATAGGTTCGTTATCTTCATCTTGAGAACAAGCCAATATTCTATACCTTGTGTACTTATTGGCGACTATATCAGGTTCAAAATCCATGCTAAAGGGAATATAAGCATAATCTTCCAAGTCAAGAGAGAATACCAAGAAGTAATAATTCAATGAAGAAATGTTCGTTCGGTCATTGGCAAACCCATAGAATCCGCAATAAGCGTAATTTGAGTCTTTAGGATAATAAAAGAAAGGTTGAGCCACTATTTTCTCAGTTAAGGGATAAGAAGGAAGAGTAAGAGAAGTGACTGTATTGGTTGTCCAGTTATATAATTTATTTGACCGACAAAGTGCTACCATTGTATTCGCACCAGAAGTGTAAACAATCGTATCGCCTATTGTACCTTCAAAGTTACCCGCTCCTGCAAGTTCTTGAGAAGTAATTACATCCGCATTCGAGATTTTCACACAAACATTGAAATAAGCAGCACCGACCTTGATTTTCCCCATGATGTAAATGTCGCCATCATCACCTTGACCAATTCCACCCCCTACGTAAAGAAGGTCATAGTCTGTTCCTAAATGGTCAATGTGAAAATGATTCTCAGCAGTCCAAGCATCTACATCTGATTTATAATACAAAACTAAAGGAACAGTGTTGTCAAAAGCTGAGTATTTCGTATAGAAACAATACGTATAAAGCGTAGTTTTTCCGATGTGGTTTTCTGCAAAGGAAGTCAATATCGGGTCAGTTTCGTGTGTTTTATAGTGTCCTACTTGAACGTTAGTAATTGTAGTTGACATTGACAGCTCCTCTCATATTACCCATTCTCTTGAGTTCATCAACTAACTGTTGAGGATTTTGAACCCCTTGTAAAACTAAATCCCCGTTGATAATTATAGGAGGATTTAAACTTTCAGGTTTGTGATAATTTCCTTGATCGTCATACCAGCCACCAGCACCTACTTCGGTGTCTGCTGTATTACCTCCAGGGAAGTTTTGATTACCCCAATCCCAAGGATCAGTTCCGAAGTTTTCCTCTTTCCAAAAAGCCGCTTCAGTGGAACCTGATTTAGTTAATCTATCCACCCAATCGCCATACGTGGTCATTAATTCCGCCCAAGTTCCAAAGAGTTTAATCATTTCTTCCATAAGAGGTTTTATTTCCATAACAAACGCTCTGAAAGCTGAAGCCATGTTGAGCATTTTTTCCATCTCTAAATTAAACTGTTCAACAGCTCTGAAAGCTAAAGTAGCCAAGTAAGCAATCGTAAAACAGAACTTCGTAAACGCTACTATCCAAGTTCCTATTCTAAGAACCATATTATCCATGCCTTTGGTCAAATTATTAATCTCACTAACCAATTTGTTTATATTATCAACAGCTTTACTTTCAGTGATTGTATTTCCTAAGTTAGTTAATTTATCTCCTATGAGTCCTTCTGCATTACCTATAGCATCTATAACACCGTTAAATTCAGTGGTTAAGTTCTTAGCTAAGGTATTGATCGTTTCTTCTACAGAAACTCTCATATTCGTGAAGCCTGTTTGAATACCGAGTAGTTTTTCGCTTACTTTCAAGTAGACATTTTCAACTTTATCAATGATTCCTTTCCAAAGAGGTGAATCTAAAAGTTCACTGAGTCCTGTGATACATTCTAAAATCGTTGAAAGGTAAAGACTTTTCATATCTGTTACTGTGCCGGTAATTAATCCCCAAGAGTTTCTAATACTCATCATTTTCTCAACAGCGTATTGCATGATTTCAGCTACTTTGCCTATGGTGTTTTCTAATCTTTCTTTTAAGGTATCTATCCAGGATTTTTTACCAGCGATTGAAACGCTATCTTTTGAATTGCCATTCATTACTTTGTCAAGGTCTTTGGAGAGGTCTTCTAAAGCCGTCAACATTCCTATAATAGCTTCTTTGACTTTGTCTATATCAATGGAGGTCATTATGCGACCGTTCTTGTCTTTCATTACGCTTTCTTCAAAACTCTTTAACATGGTCATAAAGTTTGTAAAATCAACCAAAGTAATATCCTTGAAAGCGTTGTTGAGTTTATCAAAAGCGGCTTTGACTCTTCCTGAAACTGCTTCTAAGTATTTGCCTGATTCACCAGAGAACATCTTTTCCAGTGCTTTAGCTAACTCATTTAATTGAGTAAAGAACCATTTAATCCTTGAAGCTACATTAGCTACGTCCGAAAGCAGATCAGCTACTTGTTTTCCTTGTTCATCAAACTTAGGAGTGAATCTTTCCAAGAGTTCGTCTAATGATTTGACCATCTTCATAAATTCATCTAAGCTAATATCTTTAAACAAAGTATTTAAAGTGCCAAAGGTTGTTCTGGTTCTGGAAGCAATATCTTCTAACCTTGCTTTGCCAATACTGATTAAAGCATTGTCTAAAGCAATAACAAAGGCTTCTAAATTAATAAGAAAGTCAACTACGTTATTTACAATAGTTGAAGGGTCATATTGAGGGGCTTCAGCAAACAGTTTAACCAATTCAAAGACTGATTTGATTGTCCCGATAAATTCATTTAAATTAGTATCTTTGAAAGTTTCGTTCAAAGCCCTCATGCTTTCTAACAAAGAGTCTTTTTTAAGAGCTTCTACCCATTCTTTGGTTCTGTTCGCTAAGAGTACCATAAATTCAGTTAAGTAAGTCAGCATAGAGTCTAATTTAGCTTCTGAAACAGGTTTGTATTCTAATTCATTGATAAAGCTAACTAAATCAAACATAGATTTTAAAGTGCTTGTAAACTCAGTAATAGCAGAGTCTTTGAAGAATGTATTGATTTCTCTTATTCTGTCTAAAACACCAGAACCCTCCCAATCCTTTAAAACCTTCTTATAAGCCTGAGTAAACACTACCATAATATTTAACAAGTTATCCATAACCTTTTCAAAAGTGTAGATAGATATTTCAGTAGGTTTGAACTCAGAAACTGTCTTTCCAAACTCAAAGAAAGATTTCATAGTAGCTGTAAATTCAGCAATAGAGGAATCCTTCCAGAAGAGGTTAATTTCTCTAACTGTATCTAATATCCCAGAACCTTCCCAATCTTTTAGTGTTTCTTTATAGGCTTGGGTAAAGATTAATAACATATCTAACATATAATCCATTAATTTTTTAAAATCATTTAAGCTCAAAGGAATATAAACATATTCTGCTACTATTTTTCCAAACTCTGTGAAGGATTTGATCATCTCAGTTAAGTTTCCGATTGTAACTTCATTGAAAGTCTTATTGATTTCCTTTAGTTTCTCAGCTACAGCAGGGTCAAGATTAATCGTTAAAGTAGAAATAAACTTAGCTGCTTCCAATGATAAGTCAATAACTTTTTGAGCATTGGCTTTAAATTTTTCCATATCGAAATCTTTTAAGAACTCTTCCATGTCTTTTTGCATTTGAAGAAGAGAGGTATAGTTGGCTTGTGCCTGTTCCTCACGGTATTTAAGAATGGCTTGATCTCTATAAGCTTTTAACTCTTCCGCAGGAATTGACCCATAATATTTCTCCAGGTCTTTATCTAAATCATAGATAAATAATGCTTCTCCCTGAAGATTCATCCTTGTTTGTTTATCTCTGAAATCAGCCAGAAGAGCAGAGGTTTTCTCCATTTGAGCTTTATTATATTCGTATGCTCTGTTAGCAGATTCTATTTCAAACTTAATATACTCTTCTTGAGCTTTTTTCTTTTTATCTAAGAAGTCTTGCTGTTTTTCTAAATCTTCTTTTGCCCAATCATCACGAAGTGCTTTCATCTTTAATTGATGGATAGCTTCTATTTGTTCAATTAAGGTTGCGTTGTCTTCTGCTATTTTTAATCTTTCATCTCTTTCTCTCTCAAGCTCTTTGGTTTGTACTGCTCTTGAGGAGTGAGTTAAATTATACAAATCTTTTTCTAATGTTTCTTGAAGTTTAAGTAATTCTGCTACATGACGCTTATACTCTGCTAAAGCAGCAGCGTACCCTGTTGTTTTTTTGGTAGCGTACTCGGCGTCTAATTTTGCTTTTTTAAGATTATAAACTTTTAAAATATCTAATTCTTGTTCGTTAGCACTAAGCCAACTGTTTATTATTCCTTCATGTAAAATATCCATTCGAGAATCTCTCTCATCTTGTAGTTTTTTTAATTCCACTTCATATTCGGTATGAGTCAGAGCATAGAGTTCGCTCTCTATTGTGCCAAGCATTTTTTGAGCTTCTTCGTTGTAATTCCACATAGCATCAGAAGCGGCATCGACGGCTTTTCCTACTCCATATAAAGCTACTGATAATTCATCTAACTTAGATTTAAGCATGATTGTAATGGCAAGAGGTTCTTTTAAGAGGTCTTTTGCTTTGTTAGCCAGTAGTGCTTGTTTAACAGGATACAAGTCTATTACTTTTTGTGCTTCTTCGGAAGAAAGTTTGAACTTTTCCATTAAATACGTTTGAGCTTCATAGCCTTTTATAACATCTTTATTAGATTTTAATGTTTCCTCTAAAGAAAATCCTGCTTGATGAGAAGCAGTTACAAGAGCAGTAAACGCAGCGGTTAACGCAAAGATAACGCCTGTTGCTATGGCAACAGTAGAAATAATACTATACAACCCTACCTGTAAAGCATGAACACCCAACGAACACGCTTTTGTTGTTACGGCTAATCCTTGTAAAGCTAAAGAGTTCATATTAATAAGTGGAACCAGTATTTTCCACGCCAAAGCTATCGCACCTAAAACTGTTAGAGTAGTGAGCATTATCTTTACCATTTCTTTGTTGTTGTTGATAAAATCTAGCAGCCCTTGCAAAAAACGTGCCAAAGCACTAAAGAACCCTCCTAAAATAGGGCCGGCAATTTGACCGATTGATACAGAAACAACTTTAATTGCTGAATATAAGTCTCTCCACCATTCTATTATTTCATCTCTATGATAGTTTAAAATATTAGAAAACTCATCTACTCTTTCAATAAGTCCAGGAAGGGCTTCTTCCACAAGAGCGAAGATTCCTAGCGTCATGTCGCCCATCATTCGTTCCCAATAGTCTTTTAATGTTGAAATTAAACCTTGATATTTAAGAGCCATTTTCATAGCCATGTCGCCGTATCGTGATTCAGCATATTTTACAAAAGCGTCAATAGCTTGATAAGAAGAAATAGCTTTTTTCTGGATCATTTCATAGATTTCACGTTCTGTTTTACCTAAGTATTCCATTAGAGCTTGGATTTCATTGATACCATTACGCCCTAAAGTCCTAATTTCTCTAAGCTGGATTACACCTAGCGAGAGCATTTTAGAGAAAGCCAAAGCGATATTCTGTGCTTTTTCTACTCCCCCGCCTAAAGCAGCAGAAGCGTCTGATACTGCCCACAGAAACTCAGGGATTTTTTCTGCTTCCATCTGGAAGGCTACTAAAGTTTTGGTAATTTCGGCTAATTCTTTAAAATGAAAAGGAGTCTTTGCAGCAATATACCACACTTCTTCTAACAAAACCTTAGCTCTTTCAGAAGAATGAAGCATAGTCTCTAAAGCAATAGTGTTTTGCTGCATCATAGCATTAAACTGAAGACCTTCTCTAACAACAGTGTTGAAGAAATTACTAACTGCCCTCACTACTGCATGACCTGCCATGTAGAATAAAGCACTTTGAAACATATGAGCCATACGAGTCATTTGAGAATATGAGGCAGAAACGTGTTTCTCCATTGCTTGAGTACTTTTAACCAATTTAGCATTAGAAGCACTTACGTTCTGCCCCATACTTGTAACGACTCTCTGTGCGTTGTTGACTGTCTGTTGCAGTCCAGTCATATCGCCAACTATGTTTATGCGTATTTCTTCATATACAGGCACTAAGTTCTCCTATCCAGTTCTTCCATATATTCATTGGCTTCCATTTCTTCTTTAATATCTGAGAAAATTACGCAATTAAAGAGCCATTCCCCTTCAGACATTTTTAAAACATCCGAGGGGAACAGCCCTGTCTTTTCCCATCTATTTTTCAATGTTTTTACTATTTCGGGAGAGAGTCTGTCGATTCCGTTTGCCCATTTTGGGTAGTCGGCGAGTTCGTACCATCTTTCTTGGAGGTCTGCCCGAAAAAATTAGACACACCCTCTTTCACTTCAGCGTATTCTTCAGGCTTTAAGAGGTCTAATGTCCAACCGTCTTGGAGTCCGGCTTCAAAGAGTCCCAAATAATACTCTTGAATATCCCAACCTTCCTGAGCGGTTATTTTCATTTCCTGTTTTTCGTTTACGTCTTTTCCAATGATGAAGCTTTTTAAGTATTCATCTACTACTTTGGGAGCAGGCATTTTGACTTTCAATGAAAAGTTGGAACAAGTCAAAGGAAACTCCTTAATAATACCCTCTCTTTTACGCTGTTCTAAAATCTCATTTGCATTCTGACCGTTGATGTCTTTCATTGTTTCTCCTTTAGGTTATCGCAGTAGCAGTCTCGTAATCGATGATATCATAGATATGATCGGTGGTTACATCTGCCCATGAGTCAAACTCGAAATTGTAAGGCTGAAAACCTTCTTTGTTCATTTTCAGTGAAGCTAACTTAGGTTCTTTGGTTAGTTTACAGTGATGTACTTTAATGTGGGAATCAGCAGGTAAAGTGTTAGTTCCATAAGTAAATAAGGAAGTAGTTCTGCCTTCAATGGAAAATTCAGGAAACTGTCTGCGACCATGAGCGGATAAAGTATTGACTTGGTTAGGCGTAACACCAGTCAAAGCAATAGTTTCTCCTGTCATAGCGGCAATAGTTTCCAAATCGCACACTGAAAATTCAGCGGTTCCTTTGGCAAATCCAGTTCTTCCGGAAGCGACACCGATTGCAGAATCGTCTCCGTCAGCTCTGGAAGTCCATCCCTCTGGGTCAATATCTAAGGTTTTGATACCTTTGACTTTATACAGAGTAGCACCGATTTTTATCTTTGCTTCATACAGACCGACTTTCAAATAATTATTTTGTAAAGCCATTTATTTCTCCTTTCTTAACCGATTACTACGTAGCCAACAGTAATGTCAGCTCCGGCATCTGAATACGTTATACTAACTTTTTGGGTTGAACTTGCATTCCACTTTTTGGGAACAAATCCGTAAATATACGCTGTGCTTGAAGCTGGGACAACCACGTCTTGATCGTGTTGTATGTATCCGGTATCACAATATTGAACAGCTTGAATGGTGATAGTTCTTACAGCTCCTACGTTAGCATTTGCGACAATCAGCATACATTTTCCATCATTGACAAAATCATCTCCTCCAGCGGTAGCGGCGGATAAAGCTAATAATTTCAACCCTGAGGCGGTTACAGTTCCTAAACTTGCTAATGTTGCCATATTTAACCTCCCAACTTATAAAAGCCAACAGTTAAATTTACAACTGCTGAATAAGTTACCTGTACATCTCCTGCTGAATCACTGTACCTTGCTGGCGTTAAAGCTGCAAACAACCAAGTTTCTCCTGCGGGGATAGCGGCGACAATAGGATGGTTGTATCCTTGACTACAGTTTACTTGAGAAGCAATAGTTACTGTCTGTGGAACTCCTGCACCGTTAGTAGCAACAAATAAGGTATTGCCATCGTTCTCAAAAAAGTTCCCTAAGGCGTTTGCGGCTTCCAAAGCGGTCAAGGTTAATCCGGTAATTGCAATAGTTCCTTCTGATGTTAATTCTGATGCTGGCATTATAAGCTCCTTTCTATGATGATCTTGTCACCATCACGTTTACACTCATCTTGAAAGACTATATTCATGAAAATCTCTAATGGAATCATAAAGACTCCATCACGATTATACGGTGGGGGATCGAACCATTGCATAACGCCGTCTACGAAAATACGGTTGTCGTTAGCAGTAAACTCGATGTGTTTCTTCTTTTTGTTTGGTTTGTATTCTTTTACTGGGTCAACTGTTTTTACTGGTTCTTCTTTGGTGTAGGAATACGGTTTTTTAGTTTCGTCTAAAATCATCTTCTTTACCTCCTATACAATAAATTTCAATTACATCGTGAAAATGTTGTTCATCCGGAATAGGGCGGATTTTTTCAATGATAACCACAGCATCCATTTGTAACAGGATAGAAACAACATCTTTTTTCATTTTTTCTCTTTGCTTTAACGTAGTAGCGATTTTCTTTTGCCAAATATCAATCGCTATCCAATGATGAAATATCGGGAAAGACTTATTATCTCCTCCACCGGCTGGTTCTTCATAGAGAGTATGAACTTCCAAACAAGGCATTAAGGTAAAGTTATTAGGTTTGGTATCGTCAAATACCGCATTACCCCAGCCTTTACCACAACTTGTTAAAGTGCTGACTACTGTCTGAATCATGCTTTCACAATCCTTGAAGCAATTTTAGGCATTAAAGAACGAAGCTTTAATTCTCCTTTAATCTTTCCAGGTCTCATATACGGTCTTGCAGGTTGTCCAGGGTGTGATTCTACCTTAGCAGCCATAAACGGAGCGTAGTTAGCTCTTATATGCCTCATATTGCTTAATACTCTAACATTAATAGGTCTAATCTGATACGGTGAAGTAGGATTCTCTCCTCTGCTTGAAGTTCCATATTCAGTGAAGATTGCAGCAGGATGACGAACTCTGACAATAGCCAAATTAGGAGTTATAAAATGAGTAATAGCTCTTGAAAGCCCTCCTGTTTGAGATTTGTCAGTAGCTCTTAATTTAGCTTCAGTTTCAATCGCAAAAGCTGTTTCAGAAACTAACGTCAGCATCTGAACAGAAGCCATAGTTTCCACACGAGTCAGCTTATTGACGACTTTCCTGATATTTCTTCCGTCTACTTTTATTTTGATCACAGTTCATACACTTTCTTATCAATGATCTGCTGGTCAATTTCACGAGGAACCCTGTAGTCAATAAAAGCACCAGGCTGAGTAGTGTCTTGGAGTTGCATCCAATATTTCATAATTTCGTAAAGCATTTGACTATACTCGGAGAACTCGAGGTCTGCTTCCACGAGTCCTCCGGTATAGCTGACATCAACGGTCAGCGGAGTTGTTGAGGAGATATAAGGCATATATAAATAATTCTTATACACCCAATAATCCGTATTGACAGTTAATGTTTCAGATTCAACAAGCACTACAAGGGCTGGTGTGGTTTGAATAGGCAATACATTTAAGTAAAGCTTTCGTTCAGGTTTACCACATTGATTAAAAGGGTCGTGCATTTCGTGAGTGATTGCTGCCCTTTCCCATGAGTATCCCAACCTTGACTTAAGCACTTGAGTCGCTTTCGTATAGAGAGAGGTTAATCTGTCATCGAAAGTAGGATTGGTTATATCATCCATTCCTAAAAAGTGCTTATACCCCTGTAAAATTGTGCTTGTTGACATTATTTCTTGCCTTTCTTCTCTTTAGTATCAATGGTTTTCCATTCAGGCTTTGAAGTGATTACCTGTTTGTTATGTGGGACAGTAGTTTTGATTTCTGGTTCTTCTTCTTTTTTAACCTTTTTGAGTTCTTCTTTATCCCACTCTAAAACGGTACACCATGGCTTTAAAACATTCTCATAATGCTTAACAGATGTAGTGACCACCTCCCTACAGGCATAAGGTACATTACGCCCTTCTTCATTCGGAAGCAAGATATTACACTCCATTATAACTTTCATTAGTTCATATCTCTATTGAATTGAATGTTGTGTGGATGTGACATATTAACATCATCTATTTCAGCCAAAGCAGCGGCTAAAGTGCTTCCGGTTGTGGTGACACGAACTGCAAAATGCGTATAGGGAACGCCTAAAATATCACCTAAGTCTGAATCTTTGAACTCAATAACAGCTAACCCTGAAATGGTGGTAGGAACTAACTTAGCAGCTTCCCAACCAGCAATAAGGGTTACAGTTAAGTCCACTTCATAGAGTTCACGAGCATAGACAGCAACGGCAGTGCCGCTATCGGCAGCGTAAAGAGTTGCGTCAACTGCATTGATTAAAGTAGCCAATTCAGCGGCATTTGAAAACTCTTGACTCGGTAATGAGTAAGCGGCGGCTTTGGTGTAAGTTTCACCATTAATAATGATGTACTTAGCATTGGTTACAGTATCTACTAAAATACTAACCTCTTGTGGGTCAGTAACAGTAGTAAAAGTAACAGCAATTCCAGTTGCTACAGCCGAACCAGCACCGATATTGGAAGTAGCCTTATAAACTTGAAAGATAGCAGTTTCAGTGCCTAAAACAGTACCCATAGCACCTACCATGCCATAAACAGTGTTTCTGCGACCGGCTTTCATGTACCTTCCGGTTACATTAGTAGTGTTTACTGCTTGTGGAGCAATAGCCACTATAGGTTTAAATTGTTCAGTGTTTCTAATAGCCATTATTCCCTCCTTATGGATTAGACTTTAAAATTACGAACGGGGAGATGGTGGTTGATCCATCACGACAAAGGATTGGTTTAGTCAACCACGGTTTGCCGTCATTTCTCCACCACATCATTACAACAGTAGCTCTATTCAGGAAGTACACCTGATTTGAAGTTTCAATAGCGGGACCTGTTCCATCTTTGATAAGGTAATACTTCAAGTCTACCAAACAAAGGTCGCCAGTGGTTCCCAGAGCTGGTAAACGGTCAGTGAAGATAATCGGAAGTCCTGATAGAGTTTCAGGATAGCCCTTAGAGATGTCGCCAGAACCGAACATATAATGGTTATTAAGGTCAACCATTGATTCGATTTGTTCACGACAACCTAAATTAGCTAACCATACACATCTTTTCAATGAAGTAGGAATCATCGAAGCACGCATTTTGACAATATCTGCGAACTTAATCGTCAAAGTAGTGTTTCGAGTGATTTCTTTTCTACCGGCGGATTTGAGGATTCCCAGAGGTTCATTGACACCAGTTCCGTTAATGAACATATAATCGTTTTGGAAAATTTGTTCTTCACGGAATAATTGATACAGTAAAGGTGTCACTACGGGAGCGTTCTCTAACAGTTCATTGGAAAGACGGACATAAGCCGCTCTTTCGGTAGGTTCTAACTCAATCCATCCAATGTCATAGTCAGTCTGTTGAGCGGCGGCTAATTCAGCCCGTTTGTAAAAATCAATATGGTCTAACAGTCCCGTACCAAGCTGTCCTCTGGAAGGGATTTTTAACTTAGCGTCAGGCTGTCTGCCTTTGGGTAACTTCATGGCTCTGGGGTAAAAGATTTCCTCAAAACCAGTATCAGCGTTCAAGAGTTCATTGGTTTGCCAGTCAGGCATCAAGAAACCCATATGCCCACCGATTGAGGTTACAAAATCATCCGCTTTCACAACAACACCGTCTTTGGTGTCTCTGTTGTGAGCTTTTGCTACTAAATGACCAAAAGTGAAATCTTTCTTTTCAGGCGGTTTCCACCCGTAGTCTTTCTGTAACTTGTCGTAGGTCTTTTCTACCATTAAATCTTCTAAAGCTTTCATATCAGCATCTTGTTTGTCTTGAACTTTGTCTGAAACTACCTGAGTAATCTCATCAGTGAGTTCTTTTTTGACTTCAGTGATAATATGCTTCTGTAAAGCTTGAATTTCGGGATCAATTAAAACATTATCTAATTCTGCCATTCTAACCTCCTTTTAGGTTTTTAAAATTCTTACTAAGTCTTTTCAATGCAGAAGGCGGTAGAGGTAAATCCTCTTTAATGCCCTCGTCACTTATAATTCGTTCTAAATCGTCATAATTCTGTTTAATTTGTTCCAACTTTTTCAAAATCTCACTCTTTTCTTCTTTCGGTTCTTTTATTTCATTCAATACGTCTTCGACCTCCTTATCTCCGTAAAACGACTTACAGGCTTTTACAAACCCTAAGTTTGCGGATAATTTTCTATCATCTTGTATTGCATCCCTAAAAGATGGGAGTAATACCTGAGATACTTCCAAAAGTTCTGCTTTGGTGTATTTGACATAAAATTCTTTTCCATCACCTTCAACCCATTCTAAAGGAAAGAAAGCAATAGAGAAAGCGGCTAATTTCATCTCTGAAGCGATATACCATGCAAAATCAGCCCGTTTATGCCCTGCATTGATGTATTTGATTACAGCCCTCTTTCCCTCGGCTGTATCGTAAAGCTTTATCGTCTCTCCGATAATATAATCCAAATCACCTGATTTGTGGTCTGCTAAAACAATCGGATGTTGCTGATAAATCGAAAGTCTTTCATCTAAAGCACCACGTTCAACAATTTCTCTGTCTCTGTCAACAGAATTTGAAGTTATAAGAACATCAATGGTTCTGTTTTCCAAATCTATCGTTTCTACAGGTGAGTAGATTGATTTACAAATTAATGAACCTTTTGTGTTTTTAAGTTCCATCTTTTCCCTCCCAATCGTAACTTATGAAGCATGTGCATCCGTCATCTTCTTCGGTTCCTTTTAGACAAGGAGCCTGACTTCCGTTAGAAAACTCAGCGTCAATGGCAACTGTTTCACCATTCATGTTTTTGTGCCATTCTCTGAAAGGCGTTTCCATCGATCCTGACCACCAAGTTTTAAATTTAAGTCCAGCTTGACGGGCTGAGAACAAACTTCCGAGTATGTTATATCGTTTGACTTCTTGTGAAGCGACTTTTTCCATTTCTTTGAGAGCAATTGCTTCATTTTTGGTAATACTTTGCTCTAAATCTTCTTGTAGGATTAAATTCTGTATTTTTTCACAAATAATTTCAGCGTCTTTTAAAGTATTAGTTTTGATAAATGTATTGTTGGCTTCATAGAGTCCATTTATGCCGTAATCTATTTGAACAGCATCTCCTGACTGTTGAGAGAAAGAAAGTGCCAATCTATGAAGGGTTTGGGAGAGTTTTTTCTTAAAATTCGTGTCAAATAAGACAGACTTTAAGTATTTCGGGTCTGTAATCCCCTGAGAAGTGATTTTGTCTGCGTTTAAGAGGTAATTATTTTTTATGCTTTTGAAATAATCCTTACACCAAGACTTTAATTCGCTGGTTTCCTTGACTACTTGGGATTCCATTCGTTTTAAATGATATTCGTAAAGTGTTTGTGCTTTTATAGGAGTGGTTTTGTATTTGATTTCTTTGACTCTGTCAACCATTTTCTTCAATGAACTGTAAGCATTGAGTCCTTGTGAAGCCATTCCTACAGGGTTCCATTGAAAAGGAACGTAGAAAGTATCCCCATTTTGAATACGAGGCTTATAAAGTAAATCTCTTTCTTCATTTTGGCACGTTTGACCACTACGAAGGCGAACTTCTGCCGCCTCAGCAAGGACTTTTTCATCTTCTTGCAACTCTGGAAGCAGTTCCCAATCAAAATTGTATCTTCTGGAGCGAAAACCTAATTTAGGAAGTAGAAATCTGTTAAACGTAGCCTCAATCTGCATTAATTTAGGGATTAAAGTATATCTATCAAAAACTTCTTCCTGTTTACGGGCATTTGCATAATCAGTTTGCGTCATGTCATTGATTAAAATTCCAGGAACACCGATAACTGTTGAAATTAAGTTTCTAGAAACTTGAGTGTATTTTAAAAGGTCATAATCAGCAGGAGTTAAACCGACTTTTTCTAAATGTATTCCAGAGTGCATTACAGGAGTAAAACCTGCTTTAGTGGTTCCTTGATACTTTTCATTCCATCGTTTTTGAAGTTCAGTGACTTTCTCTAAATTAAGCGGTTGGTCAGTGGTAAGCATAGCAGGAATGTAAGCACCGTTCTTAAAAGAGTTTTGAGAAGTATTTAAAACAGAATATTCAATATTTATCATTTGAGCGGC